AGTATATCGACCAGCAGCATGAGAAGACGAAACCTTCTCTGATCTTCGGATCCGCGATCGATGCAGCGATCAATGCCGTGCATTACAACATCATGCACCGGGATCTTCCCCAGCTGTTTTACGACCAGGTCATCCTCAATTATTTTAACCAGGAGAAAAATCTCTTAGAGCATGAGCTCGAGAAGGAGGATTGGAATGCCCTGGAGGACATGATCCTCAATATGATTGATCACCAGGTCATGCTCGAGTTTGAGGAAATGATCGACTATACACCGAAGGAGATCCAGAAAAAGATTACGCTGAAGATCCACGGGCTTGCGATGCCGGTCATTGGTTATCCGGATCTGATTGCAGAACGAAAGGAGCCGGCCTTCCAGGAACCAGGTCAGGAGGTTTTGATCATCGATGGAAAAACTTCAGGTCGAAAGATCAGCCAGGTTTCTCACGGCTACAAGCAGCAGCTGTCCACCTACGTCCTCGCGATCATGCGTGAGAAGGGATTGAAAAACATCCCATCCGCGGAGCTTCGAGTCCTGGTCAAAACCAAAAAACCTTACTGGCAAGTGATCCCGGTTCATCTGACCGCTGACGACCTGGGGCTCGCCATCGAAGCCTACCGGGAGCATGAACTTGCGATCGCTGCCAACTGGTTTCCTTTAAACCGCGGATCGGTGTTTTGTTCGAAGAAGAACTGTCGTTACTTCGAACAGTGTCACGAAGACCATCAATCCGATCTTCATGAAATTCTTTCCCAGGTGAGTTATGCGTAACCAAGATTTGATCAAAATCCTGACAGAGATCAACGATCAGCAGCGAGATCAAACGAAAATTAATTCAATGCTGATGGACAGACTCGACTTGTTTTCCAGAACGATCCTCATGGTCTTAGAAACCCAGAATCGAATGATTGAAGTCATCCCCGAATGGATCGAACGGGCCGAAAAGGGGAATCCCATTTCCGATTCTGAGTTGAAGGACATCAATGCCTATACTGAGCAGCTGCTCAAGAAAGCGAATTAAGTGGATAAAGAATCAAAAGAATTATTGGAATCCATAGCAAAAGGATTGTGGGATTCAGAAGGTGATATTTTTTATTCCAAGAACAACATAACTGATGCAGTTTGGGGAATTGTTAGTCAGTTAGACCAGATCCGTATTCAACTGACTCATATTGCTGAACGGATGGATCAAAAGGAGACAAAATGAGCCTAAAAGATATTGTCATCACAAAACCTGACTTCGAAACCTATCGAGCGATTATCTACGGAGTCGGAGGGATTGGAAAATCCACGCTCGCCAGCAAAGCAGAGAACCCGATCTTTCTCGACATCGAAGGAGGACTTTCCTGCATCGAGGTTCCGAGCATTCCATTGATGAATATCAATCCTCCGGAGGCTTACGAGAAGTTTATTCAAACCCTCGCGATGCTTTACGACGAGGAGCATAACTACAAAACCTTGGTCATTGATTCTTTAGATTGGCTCGAGCGGATTGTTCATGCCCATACTTGCAAAACCAAACGGATCGACGACATTGCGACCCTGGATTTCGGTCGAGGCTACGTTGCTGCGCTCGGCTTCATGGAGCAGATCATCAACAAGCTGGAAAAGCTCCGATCGAAGAAAAAAATGAACATGATCCTCATCAGCCATGCAGCCCAGGTGAAAGTGGACAACCCTGGTGAAGAAGAGCGGATGAAATGGAATTTACAGCTGCACCACAAATCGACCGCGAAGTTCTTTCAATGGTCAGATCTATGCCTGTTTGCCAATTACGAAGTTCGGACAACGAAAGAGACCGGATCTTTCGGCAAGCAGCGCATCATTGCTCATGGATCGGAGCGAATTCTCTTTACGAGAGATCATGCGAACCATGCAGCGAAAAACCGCCTGGGTCTCCCGGATCCGATGGAAATGGATTGGGAGCTTATCCAGGAATTTATCAATAACGCTAAGAAGAAAGGGAAATAAATGGGATTTTTCGACCCTGGAGAAACTTTCGATACGGCCTATGGAGACATTCCTGAAGGGGAATATCCAGCCGTTTTGAATAGTTGGAATTGGAAAGCAACCAAGGCAACCGACGAGACTACCGGGAAGCCGAAAGGTCATTACCTCGAGCTCGAATTCATCATCGTTGATCACATCTTGATGAATCGCAAGCATTGGGAGCGATTAAACTTAGACAACCCAAACGAGAAGGCTGTCGGCATTGCTCGAGAGCTATTGAACAAGTTCTTGAAGGCATTGCCCTGGACGGATCCGATCGGAAACGAAGAAGAGCTATTTAAGGCAATGGGAGACATCCAAGGCAAAAAGATCAATATGGTGATCAAGCATCGCAAGAAACAAGATGGTGAAAAGGAAGTTCAAATAAAAAACTTTAAAGAATACGAGCGACCCAGTAGTGGTGATGAAATCCCATTTTGATTTTCTTCGCGCCCAGCCGGCGGTGGCGCGGTTCCCAATAACACCGGCTATCATCCATATATTCCTTAGTCGGCTCTTTTGCTATATGGGGAGCCGGCAAGGAATGGACGTTTCTCCTCTTTGTTACGGCCTCGATCGACCCGGGGCCGTCTTCCCATAAAATAAAATGATTACGAGTGATGCAAAATTAAATATAGATCCAAGTATTTTTATCGAGGTTAATGCTTATCCGGATAGAACCGAGCAAGTTGATATTGAGACTCAAGGAAAGGTGCTTAATGAGTTTTTAAAACGAGGCCTATCTATTACAGACAACACAACGGATTACAAAACGTCTGAGAAAATTAAAAAATTTCAAAAACTTGGTCGCGCAAACAATTGGATTGAAATGAAGCATGATTCAGAATTTTTTTTAATGCTTCTTCAACATCCTTGTTTTTATGAAGGCAAGGAATATCGAATTGATATTAATTTGTCGATCCATGAAGAGGTGTTCAAATCCTTCGACGATCATTACAGATTGATTTCAGAGTCTGCCAGGTATGAATTCAATCGATGGAATGACTGATGAAATGGAATCATGCCGTACCTTGGGAGATCACGATCGATTGTCCTTGGCCTCCATCAATAAATCGTTACTGGCGAGCCTGGAACAATAGAATGGTCGTATCGACCGAAGGCAAAGAGTACAAAGCTCACATGAAAAAACATCTGCTTTCGCAGCTGGATGTCAGAGATCTTCCGTTATTCCCAAAACCAACGAAGCTTCAATGCAGCATCAAGGCATATCCTCCGGATCGTCGGGGCCGAGACCTGGACAACATCCAGAAGGTGCTCTTGGACTGCTTTTCGAAGATCATTTGGGAGGATGATGTTCAAGTTCATGCGATCAATGCAGAAAAGATCTATGACTATCGAAACAAGGACAAAGGTTACTGCGAAGTAGCTATCAAGGAAATGGAATGAGGCTCTGCTCAAGATGCTGGTCACAGATTGATGACGAGGACGAAGAAGCAGCCTATCTGGGATTATCCGTCGAGGCTCTCAGAAGTATCAGAAATTACAAAAAGAAAAGAACTCCTAGAAGAAAAGTACGAGGAAATAAATATGTCAAATTTTGGAGATAATCATGAAAAAAGACATCCCGATCCCTGCTGAAATCTTTTACGACAAACGCCTCGGTCACTCTGAGCGGATCCTCCTGGTCACGCTCTTTTCCTATTCGAATCCGAAGACGATGATCGCGAAGCCGTCACTCAAAGGCCTCGCTCTTCGAGCAGGATTCAAGTCAGTTTCAACAGTCAAAACAGTCTTGTTGAATCTCAAAAAAACAGAGTGGATCCAGGTCACAGAAAAGAAGGGATCTGCGAATATTTACAAGCTGTCAACCCAGCCAGTTTTTGGGGGGGCTTTAGAAGAAGGAGCACTACCTAGCTCTACCTTTACCCTCTCTAAACTAAACCCAACTAACTCTAACACACACACACAAGGTAGAGCAGAACATGCAAGTAGAGAATCAGCATTCCAATATCCAGGCCAAGCCGACCGAGCTCGCGAAGAAAATTCTGAAAAAGTTCAACGCGCCGAGAACGAAACCGATCGCGGTCACGCCGGATCTCCTCGAAGTTTGGGAAGACACCCTTTCGCTGTTATTGGAGAGTTACTCCGAAGAGCGCGTTTTAGAAGCAGCGACCAGGGCTCAAATGAGAACCAGCCACTTCCCACAGCCAAGTAACGTCCTCGAGCAGCTGGAAGATATGGAAGCTCCTTCAGTCAAAGATGTCACTTTGGTAGAGTACCGAAGGCAAGTCGCCGGGATCTCTCAGTTCTGGTGGACGGCTTATCGTCACGCCGATCCATCGATCCAAGGTCAGTGTGATCGCATCATGCGCGAATGTCACGCCGACCAAGTCCCGGCTGATGATTGTTGCAGAAAGTTCAGGGAGTTGCTCTTAGAGGCCCATCCTCTCGCCAAGACGGGTTCCCTGGAGAACTCCAACCAGGCGGATGAGCAAAGAAATATACAACGGAACACGCTTATTCCCAGCCTCCCAGTGGTAGAGCATCATGTGGTCACTCAAGCCGAGCAAGCGAGAGAACGAGCGGATCGAGATACCGAGTCGTTTACGAGTCTCGCGGAGCTCCTCCGGGGTCATCCGGATCGGCCCGTCCTTGATTCTTCCACCGCGGATTAAGTGTTGCGGGTCACGTTCATCTATCTCATCGACCTGGTCGTCACCTTGTGTGTGTGTGGAATGAGTTGGTTCCGAGTTGGTTGTGAGTTGGTTTTGAGTGTTTTGAGAGTGCATTGTTTAGCCTTTTTTGATATTTTAAAAATCCTACCTCGAGTGTCCTTGAGGTGATGGGCCTCGAGCTCGAGTGTTGCCGCACGTTTGAGAGCTCGAGGTTTTCCCGACCTAAGCCTTAGCTCGGAATAGTTAAGTTTCTGATTTGCTCCCTGACTCGTTCGGTTTCCCACATAAGCCAGTGCTTTTGTTGTCCGATCCCGAGCCCTTTCATGGGAACCTCGGTTTTCACGCCATCGTATTCTTTGACCAGGTGCTCGAGGTGCTCGCGATAAAGAACACCAGCCAGGAATGTAATCTTCTCCGGTAAAGCAAAGCCGAATCGAGTTTTAAGCTGGTGATAAACCCTTTGCGACCAGGTCACGCGGTCTTGTTTCGTCATGTCACAAAGCGCGACATCGTAGGGATCCAATCGGTCGAAGGGATCGACCACTCCATGCAAAGCTGAAAGGATCAAGGTTTCAGCGTATTCCTTCGTTTCGATTGCTTCTTTGCAGTTATGATCCCAGGCATAATACAAGCTCTTCTTAAACAGATCTGAGTCGTAGAGCTCATAAGCCTGGGCTCGATGATCGAGCTTTGATTTACTGCATTGGATGAGGATCAAGTGTTTCATTCGTCATCTCCTTCGAATTCCATTAAAAAACTTCGAAGATTCTTCTCGGTTTGCTCGTCGGCAAACTCCATGTCCTCGATCGGGGTCGGGTTCAGCCAGTCCGGCTCGCCATCGGCAAAAGTCGGAAAGCCGATCCAGTCGCACTCCGCATCGCTCCAAACGTAGGAATGCCCGTCATTCTCGTTATAGATCACAGTCGTTTTCGATTTCATTTTGGATTTTTTGTTTGAGTTCATAATCTCGAAGCCAGGCCTTCCAGGCTCGCTCCGGTAATTTGGTTTTCCGATCGTCCGGGAGGATCCAGACTTTCTCGTTTCGCTGTTTCACCCATCGCCAGGCATGGCACTCGAGAATAAATCTCGCTTTCGCGAGGATCCGAGTCTCTGCCGTTTCATAAGTCACGAAGGTGTATATCGAATTCAGGATCCGCTCTTTCAGATCCTTTCGCTTCGGCTCCCAGACCTGGGGCTCCTCGAAGAAATCGAATTGCTCCAGGGCTGGTTTGCTTTGCAGATATTCAACGGCTCTTTCAGAACAGAATTTTTCATCTTCCTCCAGGGCCATCACCAGGTCATCAAGATAGATCTCATGGATACAATCTCGAACGTCCCGGATTTTTCTTTCGTAGCTTCTGAGATAAGCTTCGAAGAGCTCGCGCTTTGTGTATTTTGAAGTTTTCATCGATCTATAAATCCAGTTTTTGCTGAGCTTCTTTTTTCAGTCTCTGCCTAATATCCGAACGGATATATTCTTGATCTTGCTCGATCTCGTTTCCGTCGATGTCCTCTCGGCCTTCCTTGAATCTCCAGAGCGTGTCCAGGAAATAAACCGGGCCGTGATGGTTTTTCGTCACGCGCTCGTTCCATCGCCTGATGAGCTTGTTCTGGGTCTCCTGGTCGAACTCTCGAAGCCTTCGACGGATTTCCCAGTATTGTTCCGCTCGTCTGTTTCTCTGGCTTTGTTCTATATCATCATCCCTGTATTCAGCCCAACGCCTTCGATCTTCCGCATCCCGGAATTCGTGCATGTCCGGAAATTGCTCGAGCGGAAATAAAGGGATCTGATCTTTCAATCGTTGGACGGCTCGCTCCGCTGATGCTTGCCGTCTTTTCGTCCAGGGCTTTTTGAACGGCCTGGGATACTTTGCAAACTTCATTTTGATTTTCATAAAATCCTCAATGATGAAACGCTGAGAAGATTGGCGAGTCTCACGCCATCCCGGGCTTGGATCCTTTTTCCGGATTTTTTCGCTGTTGACCAGGGCCGTTCCGATCGCCACGCATTACGATGGATAATGATCATAAGCTGTTCAGATCGGAGTTTTTTTTCCCAATACTCTTCATAAGACATAAGCACCTTTTGATGATGGTTTTAATCCGCGTTGCCGCGCGGATCCCGATCGAATGACCAGGCGCGGAGCTCCTTGCTTTAAAGAGCTCCTGGTCTAGTCAGTCACGCTCGATTTTTTTGATCTCCCAGGTTCCCCAGCCTTCATAGTTCTGGCAGTATCCCGGGTGTCGATGCTGTAACCATTGCTCGATCTTGAAGATCTGGATCCACATCGAATCCGAGGGGTTCCCGTAAAGCCTCGATTTTTTAGCGTTCAGATCTTCAATCATCTGTTCGAAGCTTTTGAAGTACGGCGACTCATCGACGACATAGATTTGCTTTATGTTGTGAAAGCTTTCATGTTCAAAGTTCATAAGGCATTTCTCCGGTTGAATGAAACCTCGAAGGCGATTGCCTCCTGGACGTTCGAAAAATATCTGAAACAAGTATGCGATGGATGCGGTTCACACCATGGTTTCAAGCACTCGCATTTCTCGGTGTCCTCAATGATGACCATGTGCTCGAGCGTTTCGTCATGCTGTCCACAGTAAAAAGCGGATGGTTTTGTTTTCATGGATCCTCTAGTGCAAAAGTGATTTTAAGCCCAGGTCAACCCATGCCTGGATGTTTTTTTCATCAAGCCCTGGATCGATGCCTTTCCAGGATCCGTCCTCGACATAGAACTTTACCATCTCATCGATCAAGGTCTTGAATTCCTCGGCGGTGTCAGCGGTCTTGATACAAGTATCACCCTCCGCAAAGGAAACAGTCTTGAACTGCTTTGGATGCGCCCAGGTTCCGAAGTAACTTGCATCCTGGGCCGTGTCGACCTGAGCCCAGCCTTTCGAAACTGAGCAAAGATCAAAGTCGAAGACATACCGATTCTCTGCGGATTCTTCTCCGCATGTTCCATACCCGAAACGCTCTGTTTTTATTCCCATGTTGCCTCCTGGTATGATGCGAGCTCGTTAATAATCACGTTTTTCATTTCTTCCGCGAGTCGCTCGACGGCTTTGAAAAGGGGCATGTCTGGAATGTTTCCCTCATTACATTGGTAAAGGTAGCATTGAACGTGCTTGAGCTTTTGAGGCAGGGTCTCGCCGTAAGGGTGCTGATCGTCGAAAACTACGAAGCCCGGCAGGATCTCGCCGTCTTCGGTCTCGATGTCAATTTGCTTGATGCCCTGGTGCTCGGTGAGCTCTTGCCAGTCGGACGGATAACGGGCCTCAAGGGCTTTGAGGTTCATCCGCTTGAGCTCGATCGCGAGCTTCGAAGACCAGCCTCCGGTCTGTCTCGGCTCGATCGGCTCGGATGCTTTCAGATTCTGCTTGTATCCATAGCAGAAAAGATCGGTGATCAAGTTAATGGTTTTATCTTCAACCAGGAGTTTGCTGACCAGGTTGATCGTTTCATCGTTTACAAGATAAGCAGACATAGTGTCCTTTCGATTAAATTAATGGATCCAGCCTTGCCGGGCTGGCCTAGTCTGATTGACCAGGTGCGCCGGCACTCGAGAGAATGCCGGCTGATCTAGTCAATTAGAGGGCTGGTTCTTCGATGTGGTGCTCTAAAGTTTTTTCCACAGTAATACAGGCAAATTGACCTTCCCTCTTGCGCTCTTCGGTGATCAATCGCGCTCGAGTCGCCCAGGGCTCGCCGGTTTCGATCAGATACCGGTCGCTTCGATAGACTCTGCATTCCAGGTTTGCAGCCTGGGCAAGCTTGCCGTAAATCTCGGCAAATTCCTTGCGGAGCTCGTTAAGCTTATTTAACGGCCTGGGATCGTCGATCATGGTCGGAACGTAGCCGTGATCCATGTAGCGACCCAAGAGCTCCTCGATGCCGTGATGATAGATCAGATCAAGCCCGTGCATGATGTATTGAGCTCGAGCCAGTAAGCGGTTGAGCTCGTTGAACTGGTCCGGGTGTGCTTCCGTGTCCAGGCGTTCAATAAACATCTCTGCAAACTTTAAAGCCTCATTGGTTTCGGTTGGGGCCTTGCCGAGTCTATATTTTGAAATGATTGCGTACATATTGTCCTTTCGGATGATGGTTTTTTATTCGAACAAGCTTAATTGCTTGCTCTTGTCATGAACGAAAGTAGCCTTGCCGGGCTCACGTTCGAAGGTTTGGATCGGGACATCATCCAGGAAGGATGGTTGAACGATCGTTGAAGGAAAGACCGATACTCGAGGGCATCGGATGGTTTCCGGATCCTCGACGGGCTCCGGGGCTGGTGCTGGATCGGGCTCGACCTGGTCGGACCAATGATCAATCTCAATCCAGCCTTGTTTGGGTTCGTAGTTGTAGTCCTGGACAATCAAAGTATTTTTAGAACCAAGCCCTCTACCACATGATCCGCAACTGTGAGAAGTGATCACCTTGTCCTCGATTCTGTATTTTTTGAGATCTCTTTGAGTTACCGGGTTTTCTTTGTTGCATAGTGTGCAGACGATCCAGGTTTCCGGTGCTGTCCAGGTGCAGGAATGACAGCGTTTCGGATCCGCTCCGAGCTCAATCATTTTATTTTTCCACTTGGTCCCGTGGTGCGCTCCCGGTGTGAGTGCGTGTGCGATCTCATGGATGATGGTTTGCTCGAGGTCTGCTGGGCTTGCTTTGAGTGCGTATGGTTCGGTTAAGCCGATCTCTTTTGCTGTGTATCTGCATTGACCAGCTCGCTTGCTGATCCTCGGTGAATCCAAGACTAGCTTCCACTCGTCAAGCCCGTGATAACTCATGAGCTCGGTTGCTTGCTCAATCACCTGGTCCCTGGTGCGTAGCTCCGGATTTAGGAATAAATGATATTCATTGATTCGCATGGTGTCCTTGAATGATTGGGCTTGCCGGCCCTGGTTCAAATAGTATGGATATACCCTACTGTTTTTCCAGGTCTCAGTCAAGATAATCTTTACCAGGTCTTGATTTGATCGTTTTGGTCCGGCTATCGCCCTGGTCGTCGACCTCGAGCCAGGCCCGCAAGGGATCCGCGATCCTTCGAAGCCCTTGCCTTATAAGGATCCGCGCGAGGCGTGGTGATACTCCGTGGTTTTATCTGCTTGCGGTCCCGGATCGGATCGAGTAAAGGTCCGGGAAAATGAACGAACGGAAAGCCTAGTCAACCGAAATGACCCCCCGGGGCACAAAATCGGCCTCGTCACACAGCTAGGTGGTCCCGTCCCTCTCCACGGGGAGAAATAACGCTTTGCCAGAAACTACCACCACCTCTTCATCGAAGAAACTGCGCGTTCCCAAGATCAAGAACCGGCCTTTAGAGCATCGCGATGGCAACGGAATGGTCCGCAAGGAAGAGACCCAGGAGTTCATCCAGAAGGCAGCGTTACTCACACCTTCGGAGCGAGATCAGCTACTCACCCCGTCCGAGAAAGTCAAAGCACACCACCTCAAGACTCAGATCGAAGAACAAGTTCGAGCGAACCTCGGCAAGACCGCAGGACTCGCCCTGGACAACCTGGTCAAGCTCGCTTTTCATGCAGAGTCGGAGCAAGTTCGAGCTCGCTGCACGATCGACCTCCTAGACAGAGCCGGCTTCAAGCCGGTAGAGAAGGTTCAGCACCTTAAAGCTCCGCGTACTCCGGAGGAGGTAGAAGCAGAGCTCGCAGCAATCGTCGGCAAGGATCAAGCAGAGATCCTTCTCGGCAAACGGAAGATGATTAACTAATGGCCCACGAAGTTTTACAAACCTGGGAGTTTGAAGGTCGCTATCATGTGATCCCTTCCGTGGGTAAGCAGAAAGGGCAATCACTGGCATCGTTTTCATCAGAATCTCGAGCAAATATGTGGGCTAGGGCTCGTTCAGCAACGACACCCTACACTCAAAAAGCTCGGAAAAAGATCCGTTCTTACAAAGGCAAGAAACGGATGAAAACCATTTTAACCGGAAACTAGGAGTCCCATGGCTTACGGAAAAGGTAAAGGTCCGAAGAAACCACCAAAACGCTAACGGAGGGAATATGCCCAGTTGGAAA